GTTTCGGCCCGGACAGCTAAATTTATAAGTAATTTTTCATTTGTAATTTTCCCCGGGGACACTTTATATGTATCTGTTTCATCCGCATTTGTGTTTGCTTCTTCATTACTTGACGACAATGCTATAGCAACTACGAATAAAACAAAAGATATTATAGTTATTAAACCACCTCGATACTTTTTCTTTTTGATTTTCCCTAAAATAATCAATACAATACCAACAATAAACCCAACAAGTCCTATAGCACCTAAAAACGCCATTTTTAACACTCTCCTTCAATTTTGGTTATATTTTCCTATATTCGACAAAAATTTTTAAATTCCTTTTTAAAAAATAAGACGCATTTTAGGGCTTATTGTACCATTTTTATCAATTCATCTATTTTCGTTATCTGAACAAATCTAACATATGAACTATTTATTTTGTACCGGGTTTCTGTCAAAACAAGCACTAAAGGAAATACCCTTCTGCTTTCCGGTTGCCAATATTCTTTTTGCCAGTCATTAGAAAAGTAATAATTTTCATATCGCTTTATTTTTTCGGACATGACTTTATCAGAAAAAATTGTTCTTTGTATTTCAACGAAGAATGGAGTACGTTTCCAAATCATAAAAACATCCGGCTCCATATATCCTTTACCGTACTTAGGCTCGACGTTGAATACTCTTGGGTTCTCATATTTTCGTAATGATATATAAAGTTCAACAATCTTCAAAAAGTGTGGTATCTTAGCCGAGTCTCTCTTGATTTGTACCGGTGCTGAAAAATATAAATATGGACGATGGTCTGTATTAACTTCGATATAGCCATCCCTCCTTAATCTTTTTAAAACGGTATTACAACTAGCAATGGGATTTTTCAAATCAGCAAAATGTAAATCTATAATATCATCCCTCGACAATACCCGAAAACGTTCTAAATCTTTTAAAATAGCTAAATCCCTTTTTCTCATTCGTCCAACACCCCAAATACATCTTTTGTAAACTCCTGCAAGTCGATTACACTTTTTTTAAAGTCTATCCTGCTTAAATTTGACGTTTTTCCTGTATCAGACTTGTAAGACGTTAAAATGTGTTTCGCTTGTTCTAGTGGCAAAAATGGAGCCAAAACTTCTATAGGTTCGTCGGATAAGGGTATCTTTAATAAAAACTTTCCTACATCTTTTATTTTTTCACTTCCCGGTGTCCCGATAATTCTTGAGTTAATTTTATCAGCTGTTTTAAATCCCATCCGGACAGTTAGATTAACCTTGAGTTTTCCGTCTAATACCTTGCTATCAGGTCTTTGCATAGACAAAATAAGAAAGACACCTAAGGCGCGGCCAATTGAACTTATTTCCTCAACAATTTCCATTATCCTTTTTTCTTTTTGCAATAAAGCAACTTCATCAATACACAGGATCAAATAAGGTAATTTAATTGGTAAATCATCAATATGAGCAACTTCATGTTGATCTAATAAGTTACCTCTTTTTTGCATTTCTAAGCGGATATGTTCAAGTGGAGGTAATATGTCGGTAACGGTAATAAATGGGCCTTTAACGTGTTTTATATGGCGAAATAAATGGAATTCAGAACGTTTTAAGTCGCACAGGTATAATTCTAACTGTCCTGGAGATAACGCTTTAATTAAGGTCGTTAAAACGCTTCTAAGTTGCGTTGATTTTCCCGAACCCGTTTCACCGGCTATGAGTAGGTGAGGATATTCAACCATGTCATATATAATAAACTTTTTGTTATGCCCCATCCCTGCCACGATTGGTAATTTGTATTTTTTGATGTTGTATAATTCGTAATTATAAGGAATTTCTTTCGGTAACGTCGAAAGATACAAAGTAAAAGTTTTGGTCATTCCTTTGATTTCAACATGTTCACCATAAATCTGTTTGAATACATAAAAGTTCTTTTTAATAAGTGATGGATCTAAACCGGTAGGAAGTGTAAAAGTAATTTGTTCAGTGGAGATGCTGTGGATTTTGGGAAAGATGTAGTTTTGTTCGTTGCCTAAATATAAACCCGATTTCTTAAATGCTTTGATAAGTTTTTTACGTTCTTGCAGTTGTTTCCAAATGTTCATTTTAACCACCCCAAGATAGGATTTGTTTCGATAAAATAAATACCAAAACCAAGACCTGCTAAAGGGATAATTAAACGGATGATGTCCCTTGCGGTATTAAAACCATATACTTCTAGCGTTTTGTCCAAACAAGCAAGACCAATTGTCACGCCGCCGGCAATTAGAGTAACGCTATCAAAAAGCAACATATTAATTACCTCCTTTTCTTTTTAAACACACAAAATTCCCCTTTTAAATCAACTCCTTTTCAATAGTTACTTTAGTAACGATACTTAAGCAGATAATTTGTTTTTTGCTTTAGTAAATACTTATGCAGCACTGTTTGTCTAAGTTTCCCATTTTCGGGATGTTTAAAAAATAAAACTTTTGGCCAAACTAAAAATAAAAAAAAGAAAAATGGGAGAGTGAAAAAATGAACTGGTTTGGCTTAGGAAAAAAGAGATCTAAATTCGGTGAGTTTTTGGACAAGCACAATATAACACAACAGGAGGTTGCAGATAAAAGCGGTGTAAGCAAAGCAACAATCAGCCGATTGTGTCAACCTCATCATAAAGATGGTCCGACGATGAAAAATGCTAAAAAGATAATAAAAGCGGTATGTGATTTAACAGGGAAAAGCGTTGATTATGATGATTTCTGGGATATGTAATAAAAATATAAAATTAGTATTGATAACGAACGCCTGTTTGTGTAAAATAAAGGTATCTTAAACACATTCATAAATGTTTGAATGTGTTTAAGAGGAAATATTTTCTTACTTCTTTTTTACAATGAAATAAAACAATGACACAAAGGAGCGTTCTTGCATGGAAAAAGAAGTTGTAGACCTTGAAGAAGTTGCAGACCAATTAAACATTGATGTAGAAAAATTGAAAGAAATAATTTTTACAGTGACCTCAAAGAACGAAGATACGCGATAATTCCCTTGGCCTCTTCTTTAGTAAGAGGTTTCCCATCTAATGTCAATTGAAATTTATCTAGTAGTTTTTCGTCATCTAATGCCAAAGAATCCACAAAATAACTAGCTACATCCTCTTTTAATAATAGTTTATTATCCTCCTTATATTCGGCATAATCTCCGAGTAAATCACCTTCGTCCCAATATCCTGCTTTTACCATAAGATCGGCATAAGAAAAGTTTAATACTTTAGAAAAAACTTTCAACGTGTCAGGGGTTGGAGTCTGTGAGTTATCTTCAATTCTTGATATGCTTGCTTGACTTACACCTGTCGCTTCCGAAAATTCCTTTTGAGACTTAAAACCTTTAGATTTTCTCAACCTTCTTAAAAAATCCCCGAATTGTTCCTTAATTTCCATCTTCTATAGTCCTCCTTTTTATTCCTTTGCCTATAGTCAATTTCAAATTTGATTATACACATAAAGTTGCATGTATGCAATTATATACGTAAAAATAATTGACAATGTATATATATACGTGCTATTTTTGATGTAACGGATGTATATATATACGTCATGTATATAAAGTGAGGTGTCAAACATGCAAAATTACATCATAAGACTAAACGTGAAAGAACTCATGAAGGCACAGATAGATCAAAATATCGAAACAGACAAAGCCCTTGCAAAGTTAATTGGTGTATCACCAAGTCAAGTATCGAGAGCGAAATTACCACCAAGCGATCCAAGATATTGTTCCCCGGGAACAAAATTTATTGCAGGAGTTTTGAATCTGTTTAAGGGTGAGCCATTCGAAAAGTTCTTTTACGTCGAGGAGGTGGTCGAGGAGGTGAATGAAGAAAATGCTAGCTGAATTGTTTTATGTAGCGTTTGTGTTTTTGATAGGTATAATGGTTGGTGGTTTTATGCACGAAAATTAATTAAGGCTTATCAAACTTGGAAGGGGGTGAAAACATTGGGAATCAGGTATACAGGTATAAATCGTCTGTTGAAATATTTACCACCAATTAATATGAATTGTAAACATTGTGGAATTGAATTTCATATTAATTTAGCCAACTTTAGGTACTCAAGAAAAAAATTTAATGTGTGGTAACAAAGTATGAAGAAAAAAGGAGGAAAACATCTTGAAAATCTTATTTAAGCAACTAATATTAAAGAATTTTAAGTCTCACCGTGATTTAACCGTAAACTTTGGCGAGCACACGGCAATCACGGCGGACAACGCAAAAGGTAAAAGTACCATTGCACAATCTATTACATGGTTATTATACGGTACTGATCCACTTGGTAGCAAGTTGGACCCGACGCCTATTACTTACGAATCAGAAGAGACTTTGGTTTCGCTTTTACTAGAAGTAGATGGGAAAGATGTTCTTGTCGGTCGTGGTTTAAAAAAAGGTAAAGCCCAGTACTACATAAACGAAGTACCATCAAAAGCGGGCGAATTTAATGAGTTGCTTGAAAAAATGTTCGACAAAGAACTGTTCATGTCGTTGTTTAACCCAAATTATTTTCCAAGTTTGCATTGGGAAAAACAAAGGGCAATGTTATTGCAATATGTTTCTGCACCTTTTAAAAAAGATGTTCTCAAAGAACTGCCGGAAACACAAGGCGAATTGCTAGATAGGTTATTAAAAAAGCATTCGCTTGATGATATTGAAGCAATCAATAGAGACAAGAAAAAGAAATTAGACAAGCAGTATATTGCGGCACAGAGCCGAACAAAAACATTAAAAGAGCAACTTGAAAATTTTACACCTGCCGCACCATACGACTCTTTACTAGCCGAATTAAATACGTTGAAAAAGCAACGGGAAGAAATCGAAAAAATAACAGACGAAGCAGGAACTGTTAACGGACGAATTAATGTTTTACAGAACAAAATTAAAGCTCTATTAACAGAGCGTGAACATCTAAAAGAAACCTTTACCCAATTAAAAAATGAAAAAATTGAGGACCATTGCCGGGTATGTAAACAGCCTTTGAAAGGTGAATCAATTGCGGCCGCTGAACAAGAAAAGCAAGAACGAATGAACAAAGTCAAGAACCAATTTGATGAAGCAGTGATTAAGAGAAAAGAACTTGAAGCGGAATTGAAATCACTTGAATATGTGGACATTTCTGAACAACTCGAAAATGTTCGAGAAATACAAGATAAAATAAATCAGATAGAAATCGAGATTGCTAATTACAAACAGCTGGAAGGTTTGAAAAAGCAAATAGAACAAGCTGAAAAAGAAGAAAAAGAAATACTTCAATCTTTAAACGAATCAATATTTATCCTGGATTCAATCAAGGCTTTTCGGGCAAAAGAAGCCGAATTGCAAGGTGAAAAGGTACAAGCATTATTTGATAAGTTATCTATTAAACTATTTGACCAACTTAAAAATGGCGAGTTAAAGCCAACTTTTGAAATTGAAATGGATGGTAAGCCTTATAGCAAACTATCACTTTCAGAATCTATTCGCGCCGGGTTGGAATTACGTGAAGTTCTTTCGAAACAAAGTGATCTGATTGTTCCGGTGTTTATTGACAATGCGGAATCAATCACGAGTTTTAAACAACCTACAGGGCAATTGATTACTTCTAAAGTTGTTGCCGGGCAAGAATTAAAAATTGATTCAGTGACAAATGATTCAGATGAAATAACAGTAGATATTGAGGTGATAGCATGAGCGAAGTTGTTACAGTAAAAGTAAGAAGTTGGCTGGATAGTGACTATTACACACACGATATTTTAGAAGTGAATGGCAAAGAGGTATTTGGTGTCCATCCATTATGTGAATGCCCAGAGGATGCAGTAATTGGTAGAGATTTGATTTCTTCCGGTGAAATTGCCAGTTTTCTTGAACGGTTTTTAATCGAGCATAAAGGTAAAAAAGTGAAGTTTGTTTATGAAGATGAGGTAGAGGAGGACGAATAATGAAATCCGGTAAACGTCCCACACGCCGACAAAAGCAAGCTATCAAGTGGGCAAAGTTAAATCCTGACAATTGGTTAATAGTAAAAAATCTTCCCGACGAGTTGCATATTGTCCACCGGGAAACCGGGACCCTGAAAATTATTCCACAATGGGAGTGAAAATAGTATGAAAAAATTTAAGGTTACTTTTTACACTAATGTTATTTATCCAACAGCAGAAAGTGCAGATTCGGATCAATTTACGCAAATTTATGAGGTCCCTGATGAATTTACGGTAGATGGTATAGCTGAAATGGTACAGCGGGATTTAAAAGCTTTTGATTTTTTAAGAGATGAATTAAGTAAAACCCCTTGGTACTACAGAACAGTAGATGTAACAAGTTTTACAATTAGAGAAATCGAGGAGGAAAAATAATTATGGCAAATCAAATTCAAGTATATCAAGGTCTAGCTTTCGGAGAATTGACTGCACAAGATATTACCGTAGTACGTAGCACAATCGCAAAAGATTGCAATGAGGAACAATTTCGATTGTTTATGAGTATCGCAAAAGCTTCTGGAGCAAATCCAATAATGAATGAAATTTACCCGGCGGTACGTAGCGGTCAACTAACTGTACAATTCGGCATTGATTTCTTTGTCCGGAAAGCAAAAGAATCGGATGGGTATCGAGGCTATGATGTTCAGCTGGTTCATGAAAATGATGAATTTAAAATGCACCAGGAGAAGGATGAAGATGGTAGATATTACATGGTGATAGATGAGCATAGCTTCGGGTTCCCTCGAGGGAAAGTCATTGGCGGATATGCCATAGCATACCGAGAAGGATACAAACCTTTTACGGTCGTTATGGAAGTTGAAGAAGTCGAACATTTTAAACGGTCTAACATTGGTATGCAAAAGACCATGTGGACGAATTATTTCAACGATATGTTTAAAAAACACATGGTTCGCCGGGCATTAAAAGCAGCATTTGAACTCAATTTTGAGGATGAGGAAGTTGTTAATGGTGGTGATGGCATACCGGAATACCAACCAAGGAAAGATGTTACACCGCAACCTGATGTAATCGACGCTCCGGAGGCAATTGAGGATGATGAAAAAACTAAAATAAAACAAATCCGAACTGAAATTTCAACAAAATTTAAAGCCCTTGGCATTCCAAAGGCAGAACAAAAAGCATACATGGAACAACATGTTCCGAATTTCCAAGGAACTTTATCTGACTATGTAGGGCTTAGCGAACTTTTGGACATGCACATCGAAATGCAAGCTGCACAAGTAATTGATGGAGATTCTTTAGAGTGAGGTGAATTGAATGGATGAAAAAATTGCACGTGAAATAATCGCTCGTATTAAAGAGTTAATCTATGATGAAGATTCGTTAAATGAAGATTTTAAGCGAAATATTATAGATGAAGTCGATACGTTAGAACAATGTATTGACGGCGCACTTGAACAACCAAAATTTGAAGTTGGAGAATTTGTGTACGACTGCAAGTATGAAAAAGACGAAAAAAATAAATCGGTTGTACAAATAAATTCGCGTAGTTACTCGGAAGACAGAGGGTGGATTTATTTCATAAATTACGTTGGTATTGATAAAAAAACCAGTGAAGTAACTGTTGGAGGTTCTTCTGGATGGTGGGATGAAAAATGTTTCAAAAAAATTGATGATCCACTTCTGTTAATGATTATCCATAAATGGAAATTAGAAAAAGAACTTCATCAAATGAATGTTAATGCAAAATCCCTTGAAAGCAAATTAGAAAAGATTTATTACGCACTGCGTGTAGCAAGTGGTGTTTCACCATGAAAGTTGACATCTTAGCTTCTGGATCGAGCGGTAATTGCATCGCCGTTCGGTCCTCTCAATCTACTATTCTCGTTGATGTCGGGATAGCAAAAACAAAAATTGAGAAACGCTTATTGGATGTTGGTATCCGTCCGCATTCGATAAAAGCCGTCTTAATCACCCATGCCCATGCAGACCATACAAAAGGGCTGCCATTGGCTAACAAATATAAAATCCCGGTATTTGCCGGAAGGGATGAATGGAAGTCTATAGATGGCGTAGAAAACAAATGGAACATTATAGCCGGCAACGAATTTCAAGTTGATGATTTTTTAGTGAAATCTTTCCGTACACATCATGACGCTTATGACCCAGTGGGGTACACATTAACAGACAACGAGGGTAAAGTTTCAATTTGCTTAGATACAGGTCATGTTGATGATGAAATGATACAAGCGATGTCCAATAGTGATATTTACATCATTGAATCAAATCATGAGCCAAGGATGGTTGAGGTGTCTGATTACCCAGACAGTGTAAAAGCAAGAATATTGTCCGAAAACGGGCATTTATCAAACCAACAAACAGCGGCGGCTTTATATAGATTAGTCCAAGGCAAAGGCGAAAAAATTATTTTAACCCACTTATCTAGTAAAAATAACATGCCTGCACTAGCACAAACGACTGTTGTGAAGGCACTCTCAAAAAAAGAATTAAAGCCAGGTAAACATTATGAAATCGAGGTGGTATAGATGGAAAAAGTTTTAGTACCTGAAAAAGTGTATAGGGCATTTGAAAACACAAAACGAGCAATGCCTCATCTAGGCCAAGACCAATTAAATGTTTTGTTCATGAATATCTTTTCGGTTGGAAATGCCGGAGATTTAAAGATTTTAAAGGAATACGCAAAAGAAAACCCTACGAAATATCTACAATGTTTGGTTTGTGGATATACGTTAGACAAGCAAGAAGTTTTGCGTAACATGTTAACAGAATGGTTGTCGGATCCATATGTAGAAGATGAAGAGAAAGACATTGAAATCTTTGCCGAAAGGCTGACACAGTTTTTTTATCACAACTCATGAACGGATGAAAGCTTATGGCTAATCCACAAAAAGAAAATGGCTACACCGCAATTGCAAATGAGATTCTTGAACAGATTGTCAGGGTGAACCTGAACGGAACTCAATTTCGAATCGTAATGACTATATGGCGATATACATACGGATTCAGAAGGAAACAACACGATATGTCCATTAGTCATTTAGCTAGTTTGATAGGAGCCGCAAGGAGTCAAGTCGATAGGGAACTTGATTCCTTGATTGATATGAAAATCATAAATATTAATGGAACCGGAAAACGAGGGACAAGAATATTGTCCTTTAATAAAAATTATTCGGAATGGATTGTCAAGAAGGAGGTTAAGCCTGTGAAAAAATCCAAGCAAGTAGAAAAGCCAAAGACTAAAAAGAAATACGACGAGGACAACACATATTATAAGATGGCACTTTACTTTTATGAAAAAGTTGCAAAAGTTGCAAAAGAAGCTGGTATTGAACATCTGATAAAAAAGTCCAATTTGCAAACATGGGCTGATGATATGCGAAAACTTATCGAGATTGACAAGATAGACAAGCATTTGGCCAAAGATGTAATGGATTGGGTTGTGACTGATGACTTTTGGAAAACGAATGTTTTATCGGCTAGAAAATTACGTGAAAAATTTGCGGAATTAGCAATTAAAATGAACGCTAAAAAACAACCGAAACAAAAGAAAAAACAAGATACAAGAGATAGGGAGATAGCCCTTCAAAGGTGGATAGCAGAGGGGAATGATCCAGATGAATTTAAGTGGTGACGATGTTGTCGCCCTGCAAGCAGAAGAAGCGGTTCTAGGGGCTATTTTTATAGACTCGAGTGTCCTAGATGTCATTACATTCTTGGAACCAAGAGATTTTCAAAGCA